TTACATTTCTTTAGGTTTGGATAACTGTAAGAAGATTGAGCAAATGCTAAAGGATTTAGATTTATGGTAGAAATGACAATCACGCAGTTAGTGAGAAAACCATCAGAACTAAAGAAGTTATTAGAAGATGGTAAGAAAGTTCGTATTTTATATAAGGAGCCAAAGCCTAACGGCGAGGTTCAATTGAGTGCAATTATTCAGAGGGAGAAGTAATATGAATATCAAGTTATTTGGTTTGCTATGGGATATAAAGCCTTTGTTGCGAGCGGCACGGTTATGTATTTTGCTTTCCTTGGTTTGTGCGTTTTTTTATTTTGCCTTTGAGGAAAACGTAGTTGGAGTAATACTAACAAGTTTATGCATGTTCTTTTGCGGGTATATTCTCAACACGATAGAAAGCAATTCAAATGAAACTAACCAATCCACCACCAACAACACATAAACCGCTGCTATCCCTAGTAGATAGATACAAGATAAGAAAGATGATTGAGAGGTTAGAGAATGACAACAAAAGCAGAATTACAAAAACAGATTAACGAGTTGCAAGCTAAGTTAGACGCATTACCGGACGACAAACCAACAGGTCGTTGGAAGCCTGAGGATGGTGAGGAATATTGGGTAAACGATTTTGGGTTGGCTGTATGTGGTATATGGAAGAATACTTGTGGTGACGATAAAGCCTACGCACTCGCCAACGTCTACCGCACTGAGGAAGAAGTACAAACCGCAATCGACCAACAACTGGCTACCGTGCGCGTTTTAGATCGAATCGCGGAACTGAACGCTGAACAAGGATGGGTGTGTGATTTGGATGATTACAGGCAGGATCGGTATACATTTTACTATAACCTTGAAGTTAAAGAACTGGACTCATTTGATGAAAATTCAGAACCTTCACATCCTCCACAGAGATACGGCTCAAAACAAACCATTGAAACAGTAATCAAGGAAATGGGATCTGATTGTTTGTTGATGCTTGGTGTATCGGGGGTGGCAGAATGAAGCATAAAAACAAAAACATAGAACTACCAGTATACCCAGAACAGAAGCCACCTAAGACGCTGTTCTTGATGATGGGTGTTATTATTGTAGGCATTGGGCTTACTATAGGGTGGTTTTGGTTATGAACAATGCGGATATATGGATACCAATCACGGCTGTGGCAATAGGCGTTGTATTTATTATCTGGTTTGATTGGTGTAAAAGTAATTCATGTATAGCGGGGTTGTAGTTATGACTATTCAAGTAGGCCATTGTGATGGTTGCGGATTATGGAGTAGCAGCCTGAAAGAGGGTTATTGTGTTGAATGCGTAAGGAAACAGAAAGATGCTACTAACAACAGTTGACGTTAAATGGTTATCCGAAGCACTAATGAAAGATAACGATCTAGCAAAGAGCTTTGAAGAACATCATCAATCAAAGACGCTAGAGCAACACAGGGAAGCTGAAAGACGGTTGTATTTGGCTTTAAAGGAAGTATTCGAGAAAGGGGGCTGATTAGCGTCCTTTTTCATGTGTGGTATAATAAATAAAACTATTTTTGGTGAAGTGTTATGAGTTTAGTTAATCCTATTGTTGGTAGCTTGGTTGGCTCTCTTGTTGGCGATTTAGTTGCAGTGCGATTCATTCCTAAGAACATCATCTTCTTTGGGGCTTCTATTATGAATGGCGCTTTTAATGCACAAACAACAAGAGCAGAGCAATTTTTCGCTGAACGTGGATTATCTGTGAATGTCATTGCGGAAACTCAGTCTGGTGTATCATCGGGAACTTATGTGACAAACATGAGTAACGCTGTTGTTACTTACGCTGACTTAGAAGATGTACTTGTAGTGATTCATGGTCCTGGGAACGATGTAACTACAAACCGACCTTATGCGACAGCCAGCCAAAGTACATTGGATAATATTGATGCTAACATGAGGACGACCATACAAACGGCTTTAGATGCTGGCTGGGTTGTAAACTATGGTGGATGTACTTGGAGGGATTATGCTGATGTTCCTCCCGATAGCAATGGTTCAGGACCGTTTAACGATAATCTGTTTTACCCTATCATCCAAGATCTTACCCCTAACGCTTGGAATGCTGCCAAGTCTGCGCCTACGATTGATTATTACAATTTCACAAAGTTGAATTCAGGTTTATTAAGTGGAGATGGTGTGCATCCTGTAAGTTCATCGGGTGACTATGGTTTTGCTGGTTTCGTTTGTAATCAACTATCAAAAGATATTTTGAGCATACCTGATGCTAATTACTCTGGAAAAACCTTCGTGATTGGTACTAATACATATATTGATAACTCTGGTGATAGAGTAAACGGTAATATTAACAACGGGTTTATTCTTAATTCAACCGTAACTAATTTCAGCATGGTTGATACTAACGGGATCACTGTAAATAATCTTGGGTTCGTGCTGGAAGGAACTAATGTATTAGCAAACACGGCAGGACGTGGTAATTCAGGGGATACTTCAAACTCATTAACTAATGATGCCTTGCTTTCGAGAAGTGTATATACATCAGATGATAGTATTGTAAATTGCCAGTTTTCCGGTTTGCCTGTAGGAGCCACAGGTGTTTTGTCTATTACAGCCAGTAGGGATACTACTGCTACTGATAGACGGGCAGAGTATACCTATGATGGGGTAACTAAAGAATTAGATGCTGCTGCGGTTACACCTGAGATAATTACCTTTAATTTCACTGTTGATGCTGATGGTAAAATTCCGTTTACATGGAAAAGGAAAGCAGGTGATGCTTTTGCTTATTTCTCGGGCGCGCAGATAACCTTCGATTAGGATCAAAAGCAATTAATTTTCATTATTTAGTATAATGATATAAACATTTAGGAGAACTACTATGTTATTTGAAGTAACTAGCACACAAGCGGTATTCAAGGGTGAATATACGGCGACAGCTTCTATGACTTCTGGGTCAGTAACTTTGTCTTATTCAGTAGATGGATTGCCAGCACAGGATATTGATAGTGCAGCATGGACAGCAAATGCAACAAATACAATTAAACTCCCAGAATGCAGCTTAACAGTTACCTTAACGGGTGATGCTAAATTCTCACTACTAAAGATTTAATATAAGACTTTAGTTATGAATGATGACATTAAGATAGACAGGTTAATCAAAGAGGCGACAGATTGCCTAATTGATGACACGCCAGACAAAGCAGCAGAGATGCTACAAGAGCTGGCTTTCATGTGCTCTAAAGGTGGTAAAGAAGGGCGCATCATGTTCGAGCATTTACGAAAGCTAGTAATCGAAGGTGCAAAAGCTAGAACGTCTGCAATATTAATCGACGAGAAAATTAAAATCGCTGAACGAAACCTACAGGAGAAGCGAAATGGACCAAGAATTATTATCAACTGATACAGAAAAGAAAACACGCAAACCTCGTTACAATGCGGAAGAGGAAGTAAAAGCTCTGAAAGAGGAAGTGGAAAACCTAAAGGCATGTTTAATTAAGATTGCTTCACTATCAGGCCAAGGTAATCATTTGCCAGAGTTCGGTTATACATTATGGATTCCGAGCAAAGCAGATATGCAAAAGTATAAGTAGGTGAGTCATGAAAAAGATTCAAGGCTATAACGATTACTGGAACAAAAGCCAAGTTACCCCGTTGCTAATTACAGTAGGTGTATTGGTTTTTATTGGTCTAGTTAAGTATTTCGTATAGAGGAATAAGCATGGCAGCTACACGAGCAAACAAGAATAGAGCTATACGCCAAGAGGCTCTAAGAGAGCAATTAGCCAATCAGGGGCATTTACAGCATGTAATTGATCTGGCAAAGAAAATCGAAGAGCAGGCAGAAGCCCTTACATTAGATAATACTCAACTACAAGCTTATAAGGTTGTGATAGATACTAAGCTTAAATTAGTTGATAAATACCTACCTAGTCTCAAGTCAACCGAACTAACTACCATAGGCGATGAAGGCCAAGTAACAGGCTTTAAAATTGAGGTAGTAGATGCTTCAACAAGTAAAGATACCTAAGCAGTTCACAGGCTTTCTACAGCCAGCAAGATACAAGGTAGCGTATGGTGGGCGTGGTTCAGGCAAGTCTTGGACTATCGCCCAATTACTTGTTATCAAGTCATTAGAGAAACCTACTCGTATCCTATGTGCTCGTGAGATTCAGAAGTCTATTCTGGATTCATGTCTACAATTATTATCTGACACCATTTACCGATTAGGCGTAGAGAGTGAGTTTGATGTTCAGGCTACTCAGATTCTAGGTAAGAATGGTTCGCGGTTTATCTTTGAGGGCTTGAAGTCCAATATCTCTAAAGTCAAAAGTATGGAAGGGATCGACATTGTATGGTGTGAGGAAGCTGATCAAATGACAGCGACATCATGGAATACATTAATTCCAACCATTCGTAAGCCTGGATCAGAAATTTGGGTAAGCTTTAATCCTAGTGATGAGATGGACGATACCTATCAACGGTTCGTGGTTAATCCACCAGAAGAATCATACGTTGTAAAAGTGAACTACTCTGAAAATCCTTGGTTTCCACAGGAGCTAGAGAAAGAGCGCTTACACATGAAGTCTTTGAACGAGACTTTATACCAGCATATTTGGGAGGGTGAGCCAGTAGCCAACAAAGAGGGGGCTTACTGGTCTAAGTATATTAACCCTGACCAGGTAACTAATGTTCCTGTAGAACCTAGATTCCCTGTAAACACTTACTGGGATTTGGGTGTATCTGATGCAACGGCTATTTGGTTTGTTCAGACCGTAGCTAATGAGATTAGAGTTCTACATAGCTATGAGAACCAAGGCGAAGGATTAGCTCACTACATTAACTACATTCATGATTGGCGTGATAAACATCAGGCTATTATGGGTCAGCATTACGCACCTCATGATATTGCAGTAAGAGAGTTGGGTTCAGGTAAGAGTCGATTAGAAACCGCTCGAACTATGGGTATTAGCTTTCAGATTGCACCTAATGTTGGAGTGGATGACGGTATCCAAGCAGCACGAGCTATTATGCCTAGATGCTGGTTTGACAAAACTAACTGTGTAGATGGGTTGAGAGCGCTTAGATCGTATCGTAAAGAGTATGATGATCAGAAAGGCGTATTCAAAACCAAGCCGCTGCATAACTGGGCTTCACACTATGCTGATGCGTTTAGATACTTTGCGTTATCACATAGAGATTCGAATACTAACTGGGCTGCACCAGTTCAAGCAGATAATTGGAGTGTGTTCTAATGGATACACACCATGCCAATGACTTGGTACATGTGGTATTTGAACAGACCAACTATAAGCATTGGATATTCAAGTTCTTGCATCCTGAGTTCCAACACTGTTATGTGGTTAAATCATCGAGAGGCGGCCACTACTGGACGGTAGTTAACCAACGCAGATCCGGCTTAGAGTTTGAAACAGAGCCAAAAGACCTATATCCAACGGTTAGGGATTACGCGGGAAAGAATGCTAAGATAGTCACTATTAAAGTAGAGCATAGCGAGAAGGGTAAAATACACCATCTTTCTATGCTTAGTTGTGTAGATATATGCAAAGCTGCACTAGGGATTAAAGCGTTCTTTATCTGGACGCCATACCAGTTATATAAGAGGTTAAGACATGAGTAGTGTAATCGCACCAGGAGCAAAAGAAGCTAAACGAGCTGCAAGAGAACAACAAGCTCAATTAGAGAAGCAGCGCCAGAAAGAGAGTCTACGAGCTGCAGAGGCAGAGGATGAAGCTATGCGTAGAAAGGCAACAGCCGCTAAGGGTGGCTCACGAGCTTCACTACTTGCCACCAGTGAAACAGGCGTACAAGCCAAACCAGCCAAGCTAGGAGGCTAATATGCCTTTACAGGATTTGGGGTCAGTAGATGACCTATTGAAGCGTTTTAATGGCGCTCGTAAGAACTACGATGAAGCACGCTCTCTGCACCAAGAGACTTATGATTTTGTAGCACCACAGCGTGAAACCTTTCGTTTCTATTCACCAGGGCAAGAAAAGAACCGTCATGTATTTGATTCAACAGCCGTAACAGCACTAGAGCAGTTTGCATCACGGATTAAGGGTTCAATCCTTCCAGCATGGAAACAATGGGCGCAATTAACAGCAGGTTCTATCGTTCCAGAGAATGAGAAAGCAGAGATCAATAAGGCGCTAGAAGAAGCGAATGATATTTTCTTCAATGCGTTGAATCACTCGAATTTTGATACAGAGATCAATCCAGCTCTAATTGATATGGGTGTTGGTACTGGTGCAATCATTATTGATGAAGGTGAATTCAATAGCGGTGATATTTTCCGTTTCACTAATGTACCCCTAGCTGAGTTGTATGTGGAAAAGCCAATGTTAGGCCGTATCCGTTCGGGTTGGCGTAAACATAATATGCAGGTATCAGCAGTTCAGGCTGCATGGCCTACCGCTAATATTCCTGAGAAGATTCTAAAGAAAGCTGAGAAAGACCCATCTACCGAGATGGAGATCATCAACGGCAACCTGTTCAATCCTAAAGATGGCAAGTATTACAACGTAATCATTCATGAAGAATCAAAGACTCTGCTGTTTGATCAAGAGTTCAACACACAGAGATTGATTCCTTTCCGTTGGCATGTTGTACCAGGTGAAAGCTATGGTCGTGGCCCAGCTATGCAGTGCTTACCAGATATTCGCACACTGAATAAGATTGTAGAGTTCAAGCTTCAATCATTAGCGCTAGCTGTTGGTGGCGTATGGACGGGTATTAATGATGGTATCTTCAATCCTAATACAGTTCGTATCGCGCCTAAGACTATCATTCCGGTAGGCTCTAACAACAACCAGAACCCTACTCTACGACCGCTAGAGTTTGGTGGTGATCCCGCATCAGTTGAAATGTCTATTCGTGAGCTGCAAGAAAAGATCAATCAATCATTCTTTGCTAATCCATTAGGTGATATTACTGACCCAGTGCGATCTGCAACTGAGAATATGATTCGCCAACAAGAGATGCTGAAACAAGCTGGCGCTTCATTCGGTCGCTTATACACAGAGCTTATTGAAGTTTTGATGGAAGCGGGCATTGATATTCTAGCTGGTCTAGGTCGCTTGCCTCCATTGAATGTTAATGGTGAAGAGGTAACAATTAAGCACGTATCACCACTGGCCAAGGCTGAGGATATCGAGGACTTCCAGAACATTCTAACGTGGGCGCAGTCCAATATTGGTATTGTTGGTCCAGAAGTATTCATGGGTTCTGTTAAGGTAGAAAACTTCCCTCAGGTTACTAGTGAAATGTTGGGTATCCCTGCCGAACTAGTCAGAACAGAAGCAGAGCGCACACAGTTAGGACAGGCTCTTATCCAAGCATCACAACAACAAGGGGGTGAAGGTGAACAACCCGTTTGATGAATTAGGAAAGCAACCGGAATTCTCTGATGAAGATAAGAAGCATTTTGAGAAGATTGATTACCTGATTCATAAAGTATTTGCTCAGTCAGACGAAGGAAGGGAGCTTCTAGACATCTGGCAAGAGCATTTATTAATGTCGCCTACGTTCCAGCCATCTGATAATGAT